GCTACTTTACCTATCTGAACACCAGCCGAAAGCATTCCAAATACTACATTCCCTGCGAGGGTTAAAACCATTTAGTATAATACTATATATTTTTTGATTTGATACAAAAAAAATTGATTTCAAAATATGTATTAGTTCTAATTACACACATCAAGAATCAATCACTATGGCGCAAGTTGCACAGAACACAATGAAATACTGGAAAAGAGGAAAAACTATCATTAGACCACACCTTGAAATAGGCGATCTCTGGTCCTACGACCTAATAGAACTATATGTTAAACAGATGAAACAAGATCTAAGTAACCTAAATATTAATATCTATGAAAAAAATTCATATTGCTACGAATTAAATGGCTCTTGGAACGTTGTGATCGGCTTTTTGATTAGGAGAGAAGACGGTACACTAATCGAGTATACATATATGGTGAGGCGAGACCACCTTCTTCATAAAACATATTTCTGTCCATTTTACGTCGAAGGACACGGTTATTGTAGAATACCCAAGATGGAGTTTACTTTGAAGGATACTCCTCAAGAATTCAAGATTGTAGAAGATTACTTTAAGGAAAAATACAATGCTACAGAAATTTCGACCTTCCCAGCTTTGTAAGTATTAATTATCTATATGTTCTATATTTTTTATTTATATTGTAGTATAGTAATTAGATATGGGTTCTTCACCAAAATTAAAGGGTAAATTTAAATCAATGAAAGGAAAATTAAATAAACAATCTAAATTAATTAAAAAGAAACATTCTAAAACAATAAAAAATAAACAGTTAAAATTTAATAGTATGTTAGAGAAATACCAGCCGAAAATAAACAAAGTGACTAATAAAGTTTCTATTAAAACCAAAAAAAATAGTAATGGTAGAATACAAGTAAATGTAACACCAGTTAGTAATAAAACCCAAACAGTAAATAGTTCTACTCAAATGATGACTAATAGTAATGATGAATTTAGTTATGATATTAATCTATTTTTAGAAACACAGAAATGTGATTTGTTTAATAAACTTAACATGCAAAGAAAATCAAGAAAACAATTAAAAAACACCTACCTAAAAAATAAAGATGGACTCAAGGATTACTATAACAAATATTTAGATTGTATCGATAAAAATTTAGAAACTGCTGAAAATAGACTTATGATGCTAAGAGATCCTAAATTTAATGATGGGTTATCTCCTAAACAGAAAAAATTAAATGAAATGAAATTGCGTAGAAATATTCGTAAAAATAAAAAACTTCTACGCAAAATATGTACAAGAACCGAAACGGTTTTTTGTGAAAAAACAGAAATACCAAATGAAAAGTTAAAACTTGGTATTAGTGTGTGTCAGAAAAGGAGATTATGTAAAGGATTAAATGTTTCATTAGGAAATATACCAAGAGATTCTAAAATGTTTATAAAAGATATTTCTAAAACTTTTTTAGGACCATTAATTAAAACAGTATCTAAATCTAAAAAAAAAGCTATTAATTGAATGGGTATGCGTGGAGTTTAGTATTACAACTTTTATTTTTCTTATCATTAACATCAGTGGGTGCAACTGTTTTATATGTATCAAAAACATTAGAACCAACTACTTTTTTAGAAGGACAGCTTTCATCAACATCATCGAGAAGTTGCGTAACAAGAGGTTTCTTTAGTGGGACAGTTTCCATAATTTCTTCTTCATTAAACCACCATCCATTTTCAGACGTTTTTAAATAAGATTCATCAATTGTTTGATATTTTGTAAAGGAATTCATTATATATATACAATTTATTTTTTTTATATCACAGTTTTACAGTTATTTAAGAATTAGTAGTAAATATAGTTTATGATTAAAACCTTAGGTTTAGAAAAAAAATATCTACGAATGGTTGATAATAGCAATACAAAAAATGAAATAATAGATCCAGAAATATTACAACAATTGTTAGATTCTAAAAATAAAATAAACAACGATAGATATAAAAAATATTGGGACAAAACAAAAAAATATAGTAATATTTATGAATTGGTATATATACCAAATAAAAATAATAGAAAACATAGTATATCTTACTATAAACCATTGAGTCGTTCCTATTTTAAATTATGTGAAATAATAACAGATTTTGACTTACTTTCTTCTAAAAAAAATTTGAATGTGTTGTGTTTGGCTGAAGGACCAGGTGGATTTATGGAATCTGTTGTAAATTTTAGGAATAATTCCAATGATAATATTTATGGTATAACTCTAAAATCTTTTAACAAAGACATACCAGGATGGAAAAAGGCTAGACAGTTTATTACAAGTAATAATATTCAAATAACATATGGTGTTGATGGTACTGGAAATTTATATAATATAGATAACATCAAATATCTTAAGACTTTTATAAAGGGGGAGCTTGATTTTATTACAGCGGATGGAGGGTTTGATTTTTCAATTGATTTTAATAGTCAGGAAGAACTAAGTTATAGAATAATATTTTCTGAAATAGTAAGTGCTCTATATTTACTAAAAAACGGAGGTGATTTTGTATGCAAATTATTTGATATACACTCATTAATAACAGTAAAATTTATTTTTATACTAACAAATCATTTTGATAATGTTTTTATAACAAAACCCTTTACAAGTAGGTCTGCTAATTCTGAAAAATACTTGGTTTGTAAGGGGTTTACAGGTATAGATGCGAATTATATAGAATTGCTATTTCTATATATACAAAATTGGGATGTTATGAAAAATTCGTTGTTATCTTTTATAGATGTTCCAAGTAATTTTATACGACGACTATATATTTATAATAATATAACAACATTACACCAAATTAAAAATATTAATTATACATTGGATTTAATTGATAATAATATACAAAACAAAAAAGATATAATAGAATACCAAACTTCAAAGGCAATTGAATGGTGTAATAGATATAATGTTAGAATAAACAACAAGAGCAAGTTCATGAATTTAAATGTTGATAAATATATATGGAATTATCAGTAAAAAATAGTTATCCAGTAGATAATAAAACAAATGTGCCTTATACAAAACGTGATTCCTCACCATTTACCGAAATTAGAGGTCCAACTAAGAATGGTGGATTATATGGAGGTGAACATAGTAATAAACCATGGATGCCTATTTATGTAGAACCTACTTCTACTGGGTTTATGGAGAATTTACGGTCGGCAAATCCACCACCCGGTGCAATAAGTCAGTTTGTTGGAACAACAAGACTCGGCAATAACTATACCGCTATGCCTGGTGTTGAATGGTACGTATCAAAAAAACCTGAATGTGGTCCACATAGTATAAAAGGTATCAAGGAGTAAATGTTTTGTTATTTATAAAATATTCTAATGCGTCTTGTACTTTATAAAACGAAAAATCTATAAAGGGTTGTTCTTTTTTTTTACCAATTAGTATAGTTATCCATCCAAATGATTTGGCGGCTTTAAGATTTGTTTCACTATCATCAAAAAATATACACAAATCATCCTCTATTATATTATTTAGTTCTATAAATTTAATGTATGAAGACTCTAAGGGTTTTAATGTATTAATATCTTTTGTAATCATTTTTTCAAAATGATGCTCTATACCTATTCTTTTTAAAGAAAAATAACAGTGGCTTATATTTGAATTTGTATATATTACTTTATTATCTGGTAGGAAGGATAGCAATAGACTAAGATAATCGTTTCTAGTTAAATAGGAATGTTTAAAGGGAATGTTTTTAGGTATATCGTAGAGTGTGTAATCCAGATCAAAAATCCAGAATAGCATGTCATTATTATTTAGTAAAAAATCTTCAAGTTATTTAAAAAATAGAAAATAGATTATTTAATGTATTTTTATGTTAGTATAATTGTTTACTATATTTATGGGTTGTGTTATTTTTCATACATAACAATTAATGCAAAAAAAAAGACTATATACTCATTGGTCACTGAACCAAACGATATTGTTTAATAATAAAAATTGATTTTCAAATCCGCACATATGAAATGAACACAACAAATCCTACAATATGTTTTCCCCCAATGAACTTGACAACTCTTCTCCACAGATGGAACAGCCTTCGGGCATCAAAACTGTTCTTAAACCACATCAATTGACTGTGCTACACGCTGCGAGAAATCTGGAAGAAAACAGAACAATTAAAATAGATAGAACCCATGAGTCTTACGAGATTAAATCTTCAATTGGAGTGTTGTGTGATAAAGTTGGAAGTGGTAAAACACTAGAACTACTTTCGATTATAGAATCTAAAAGGGGTCTCACTGAGCATGAAATCTACAAAACATTCAATATTTCGAGTGATATTAATGTAAACATTACTTATAATAGATCTAAAACTTTCAAACCAGTTAATCTAATTGTAGTTCCACACACTATTTTTAAACAGTGGGTAGAAACCATCAAAACCCAAACATCACTATCATTTTTAGAAATGAATAGTAAAAAAACAATCGATAAATTTGTAAAGGAACCTGAATTTTGCCTAAACCAGGATGTGTTGCTTATTTCATCCACACAATATAGGAAATTTTATGATGTCTATGAAGAATACGAAAGATCCTACTCGCAACTTAACAATAGTAAATTAATTTTGTCAAGGATCATCTTCGACGAAGCAAATATGATTAATATTAAAAGGCTATACATACCATCTGTGTCTTTTAGTTGGTTTTTGACCTCATCGTGTGCTTCTCTATATTATCCATTTGGTGCTCGGTTCTATACTACAGACCTAGGTGATATTGAACGATGGAACAGGTATACTGATATGGTTCGTTATCCTTCACCAACCACAACTATTACTGGTATTGAAAACACCGGATATATCAGAGATACATTTGCTAGTATTAGTCGTTATACAGGTCAAGATTACAATTACAATAGTAGCGCCAATAAATACATAAACAAATATGCCAAACAAATATTTATTAAGAATAAAGATTCGTTTATCGAAGAATCGTTCAAACTGGAACAACCCCAAGTGACCGATTTCATTCTCGAGAACCCAATTATTTATAACATGCTTACAAATATTGTAGATAATAAGATTATTAGTATGATTAATGGTGGTGACATTAATTCTGCAATAGAAACACTAAACTGTAACAAAACAACTGATGATAATCTAATTACGACTGTAACAAAAACTCTTGAAACACAGCTCCATAATCTAAATGTAGAACGTAATATGAAAGAGAATATTATCTATACTTCAGATGAATACAAAGCAACTGTTCTTGAAAAGATAGACGAGAAAATAAAAGAAGTTC